TCAGTCATGTCTGCTACCTGTTTCATGGCGTTTGTAGCAACTTCATACGCTCTTGGATGCCCTGACTCCTGTGCAACCTCTAACGCTCCCTGTACCGCTTCCTGACCTTGATCTATAAGTCTATAAAGTTCTGCTCTAGTATATTGATAGTCTTCTTCTCTATCTTCAGTAACATCTTTTGATAATTTATTTTTATTTTCTGGTTTAGATACATCAATATCTAATATATCTTCCATGTTTTCTTCTAAACTTTTCATAAGAATGTCATCCCTTCATTAAATCCAAAGTCATCATCAGCAGTTACTAATGCATCATCAGCAGCAGTAACTTGACCATCTTGATTGATGTCGGTTTTTGCTTTGGGTGTGTATGTCAATTCAACATGTCGTTTATTAACATCTTGATCACCAAGAGTTTCAATGATACGAGATTTACGAATAACATCTGCCTTGGTGTAAGGACCGTAAATGTAAGACTTAGCAGTAAACTGCATTGAATAGGTTATACTTCTTCTTGTACTAAAATCATCTTCCCAATCATCATCAAAGTCAACACTATTTAAAACAACAGCAATATCTCTTACCTCATTCATATCAGGAATAAATTTTAAACTCATGCTAAAAGATGGTTGAAAGAAGGGAAGAATTTGTTCTAGTATTTGTAAACCATCATCTTGAGACTTACATAATATACCAACTTCAAAAGAAATATTATACGGTACAGGAACGAATTGTGTTCTTACTTCTTTTCCATTATCATTGATAACTGTTTTATATTTTTGTGTTGCAGGTGTTTTTCTTGCAGCATCATAATCAATTCCAGTCATTTCAAAGTAAATTCTTGGTAAAGTAATTGCTACTTTTCTACCGTCAGTAGGATTTCCTTGCAATCTATATAAAAATTTTTGTTTAGGACCGTAGGCAAGAGGAACTTTCTCTGTCTCAATAACTTGACCATCAACTGTTTTCTTAAGTTCAATGTTATTGAAAAGAGTACCAAATGCAACAACAGTTTTTCTAACTGCTTGATTATAAAATTGTGTTCCTAACATCAGAAGCTACCTGTATAATTACCAAATTCACCAAATGGATTTGTTTCACCCCAATCAATTAATTCATCAGCACCGTCTTCTATCGCTTGATTTTGATCGTATTCAGTGCTTTGATTATCAATTGTAGAGAATGTACCTAATGTATATATGGCATTAGATTGAACTCCTCTAATCATATCACCATCAATAAAACTACCTGTGCGATTCATAACTTCAAGTGTATATGAAATGCCATTCCAATCAGCAACCTCAGCAATAGTAGGACTTACTAAATCATACATGGTTGCTTGACCACCACTAGTTGTTGTTTCTTCCCAAGCATTAATTACATATTCTACATTTGCAGAATCATAGTAGAAGAAACCAGGTGTAGTTGTTGCAGTTGTACCATTGTATTCATAAACATAACTAATTCTTTTATCTTCAAACTTCCAATAAAAATATTTTTTCTGTGTAGTTGTAGCAAAGACAGGATCAAAACTACCAAGAGCAGTAACTTTGATACATTTATCTGCTGAAGTCCACGTTCTTCCTGCACCTTGTGCAGTAAATCCACCAATAACAACATGCTCATCTGCTATAAAGTTTATTGCTTCTGGTGGTGCTTCAATAGTAATAGTTGGAGGATTTAAGTTAGTTGAATCATATCCACTACCACCATTAACAATATTAAGAGTAACTACACCGCCATCCATTATTGAGGTGGTAATAATTCCACCATTACCATTACCAGCATTTCCTATTGTGACACTTGGTGGAGAATTATATCCAGTACCAGCAAGTGTTACAGTTGCTTGTGATATGGAACCACTTGAATCTACTACAAGAGTTCCAGTTGCTGTTTCTCTAGTTGTAAGAGAAAGATTTAAAGTAGTAATATTACTAAAGTCTCTTTCAACAGCATCAATCTCATCAATACCTGTGTCAAATTTATCAGCACCTTGCTCGTATAATTCAGCAGTAAGTTGATAAAAATATTGCTTACCTAATTGGAAAAAAGGATTCTCTCTTTCTACATACTTAACTTCATAAAGATCTTCTGTTAATGGAAAGTATATTAAATCTCCCTCATTAGGTCTACCATCTACAGCTAAATTTAAAGCAGGATTTGCAGACTGTTCCCATCTTCTTCTTGATACAACAAAAGTTATTTCATCTGTTATTCTCAAACCAAACTTACTTACAAACTCTGCACCTGCACCAAAACCCTCTACATTCACAAGGAACATTTCTATCATATAACTCTGATTAAATTCAGACTGTATAACTTCCCCTAACGTCTTGTCTTTCAGATGCACTCTAGGAATATAAAACACATCAGATCCAAACAACTTGATTTGTTCATCAACCAAGTCTTGTACAAGATTCTGTTCGGTGGCAACACCACCATGTTGAGGAAAGTATACTTTTTTCATCCGATCATGTCAAATGGTGGTAATTCGTATGTAGAGAATGATTTTTCTTCTATCTCAGCAATTTCTTTTTGAGCATCTTCAAAGATTTCTCTACCATTAATAGCAACTCCACCAGGAAGTTGAATGCCATTAAATTTAATTAGGTTTTGTCCCCACTGTCTTTTGATAAGAGCAGTAGCATATTTCTTTAAGAAGATGTCACTATAAACTTGAGTATATGTATCAGGATCTAACGCTCTATGACATTCAACAATGACATGCACATCTTCATCCAACATGTCTTTACCTACATCAATATACAATCTATCTTGTCTCATATTGAATCTAAACTGAACAAAAGCACCATTGTTTAGAACCATGTCCAAAGTTTCCATCCATTGCTTAACCATATAATAGTTAAGAAAATCTAGAGATCCTACAGCGTATAGGTCATTTAAAAATATTTGATATTCTATACCAAACAAATTATTTCTAATTGCGTTACTAGCAAGACCAAATACCTTAGTTACACCAACTACATCCGTAGGTAACTCAAGGTATCTATCTCTAACCTCCCATTTTGTACCACTAGCTAGAGTGGTTGTTGTGTTTGATGTTTCAAACTTTGTCTCATCAGCAACAGTGAATAGATGTTTCATATAAGCAAGTTCAGTGCCATCGTAATGTCTCATACGATAGTATTGAAGTGCGTCATCTATTGAATCTTCTATCTGATCGTCATCTACATTGATTTCCAGTACTGGAAAACCTAACTTTCTAAGACAGTAATCTTTTAGTTCAGCCCTACTGGCAGGTTCTGCCATAACATCTACCTACAATTTTCCTAGATGTATTTATATGAAAGTAGAAATAAACGCAAGTCCAATTAACCAAGCACAGAGACCACCCAAAACTTTATAGTATTTTTTAATGGGTGTACCAAAATATTGTTGACCAATCATCAAACATTTATGTGCTGGTGACAAAAGGTATCCTGAGTATTCTGTTGCTAAAAACCATACAAGGTATTGTTGACCAAATATCAATACAAGTGCTGATGTCATTCCTGCATATTTACCTGATGATCCCATAACCCATGCTGCAAGTGCTCCTACTATGGTTACAGGTATGATCATCTCTGGTGTTGCTGACTGAAGGTATGCCATGACAGGTGCTTTGATAAGACCTACAACACCACCTAATGCTAAAACTAATGTAGATATGATTGCAAATTGTTTGTTGATATACTTACCCCAGTTCCAATCTTTACATAACCATGCATAGTAACAACACATAGCACCAAACCAAGGAAAGAAAAATATAGCACCTGCTTTACCTACACATAACAAAAACCATAGTGTTGCTATAAATGGTGCCCATCCTTTTAACGCTCTCCTCCAATTAAAATCTCTAATGTTACTCATGTCAGGCAAGACACTCCTAGGATCTACCTTAGTAAAGATATACCACCATGTATATCCAAGGCATACAAGTAGAAAAGGAAAAGTATAATTCAACATCTCTCCATATGTTATACCTAGTGCTGCCATAGGAAGAATAATTGTCTTCTCTAATGGCGACCACCAATAGTAATGATGTGTGGAAAGATAATCTATAATACCAAACTCACTTCTCTTTCGTTTATCTGGAGGTGCAATAGCATCCAGTAATGGTGCTGACAATGCAACTCTGCCAGGTATAGGTAAGACTCCTCCTATCACTGATGTAATAATAATCATGATACGAGCGTCTTTTATGTATCTCTTTGCTAGAGAATAAACATCATCTAGTACATGATATTGTCTAATGTATCCACCCAGTATCATAATACCGAAGATGTAACCCATGTAGAGTTCTTTTTGTAATATTGATTCAAATACCTGTAACATAATTAAAATTAATAACCATTCTAAAAGGAGCGTTTGTGCAGGTAGTACCTGCATGTTTCAAGGTGTGTGGAAAAGTCACAAATCTATTCATAACAGATTCAACTTTAGTTCCATCCTCAAAAATTGTGTAACCATCATTGGTATTCATATAGAGTATAGATGTTCTAACACAATCAGGAGTATCTTCATCCTGCACATCTATATGTATACCACCCTCCTCAACCTCTTTTGTAGACAATGATAAATTTGCTTTGATTCTTATCAAACCAACGGGGTTTATTTTTTCCAAAACAGGAAGCATCATAGGAAATGTACGTGGGTTATGTTGATGCATACGATAAAAAAGATGACAAAATTGTTGATTGCCAATTGGATTTTTAGTATCATCCTTAACAATATTACTTAGATGCCAATCAAATGAAAAATCTTTCATATAATTAAACAACTCAAAAAATTGTTTTTCTGGTAAATAATTGTCAACTATATTAATCATTTTTGTAATAACAAAATGTATATACCATTCCACCAAGAATTTTTATCTTCTGGAATATCTGTAAGTATCTTTTTTTCAAAAATAACTTTTAATTTTTTGTGTTTAACAAAATCTTCTACTGATTCTACCACACCTTTCATGTTAGCATCATCCACCATAAGTATAAACTCATTATCAAAAAATTGCAATAGGTGAGATAAGTTTTGATACTGATTGATGGGATTGTGATCTGCATCATAGAATATAGCATTACATTTTTCTGGCAAAGTTACATCAAGAATTTTTCCTTCAAACAATTCAAAATCATATCTTTTATCTGGCCACCAAGGTGGTTGTAAAAATGCTTTCTTGGGATCTTTATGTACCTTAAATTTAATATCATCTCTCCAAGGAGCATATGCTTTTTCAAAATCATCAATAGCATATCCTTTGACATTATTATTTTGTAGTGCAGAATAAAAAGTTCCTCCTGCGTAAACTCCTACTTCTAGATATTTTGTATTTGGATATGAACATATATTATTTAAAAAATGTCTAGTGATATTGGAAGTTAATGATTCTATATGTATTCCAGTATAATTACTTTCAGATCTTTCTGCCTTGTCAATAGAATCTATAACAAATTTTACTTTAGGATTTACTTTATTATTACCTTTACCAGATTTATATACTATGTCACAGTAATTACATTTCCAACAATTAAATTGACATGTTTTAATTTTTTCTCTCCATACATCTATAGGTCTTTCCTTAAGATCTACGTCTTCAATGTATTTTTTATACTGAGGAAATAATGTTTCTTTATCTAATCTCCACCTATTGATAATATCCATAGTTTCTGAAAGTCTAGTCATAGATTCTCTACCATGCATCTTAAACACATCTATACCAAGATCAAGAAACTCTTCCCAATCACTTTTCCAAGGAGGTAAATTTGCTGCCTTAAGTGCAGCTGCACCATCAAGTGCATCCCATTTACTACAACTAACTCTGCTAATTCTACTGTTAAAATACTGAGGCATATCGCCACTTCTAGTATTATTGTAATGATAGTGTTCTGTCATGATAGGACAGTTACCCCAACACCCTTCATTAGTCAGTAAAGATAATTTAACAGGATATCCTTGTTCTGCACAATATTCTTTTGCTTCTTTAATTTCTAATAATCTATTTCTATCACGCATCAAATCCCTATCAAGATTGATGTAATGAAAACCTGCCTTTGCAAGTTCAACCACCTCATTAGCTCTTGTTACTTCTCTAAGTATAGTATTTTTAATATAAAGTTCTGGAAATTCTTTCTGTATTTCACCAGTCATTACCCATGATGTGTGAGGTAAAGTAACTATTCTAACCCCTATATCATATAATTGTTTAAAGTAACCAATCCATATTTCTAAATTTCTTTGATCTGGACGAACATATATGTTATTAAAAGTTGCTGATATAGGAATTCCACTCTCATCACTCAACCATTTTGACATCCCAATCATATCCATTTCTACATTATCAGACACAAAAACTTCACCCATAGCATCCTGAGTAAAAGGTGGGATTCTACAGGTGAAATATAAATCAAATATATAATCTTTGTTTATTTTTAAAAAATCTAAAAATTTTGTTTCAATAAATTGTGGATTAAATTTTGGATTTATCGGCAGGCTAAAAACCTTATTCATCCTTTAGGTCAGAGTAATCTGTCAATAGTTTACTTCTAGTGCTAGTATCTTTATCAAGATATTTAATTTCTGATTGTGATTGTTCTCTTAAATGATCAATTCCAGATGCAACAACACCACTATATCTCATTGCAGCATTGAGTACTCCATGTTGATGCTTTTCTGGCATTTGAAGAATAGACTCTACATTTCCTGCATTAATTGTTCCAGTTGAAATCATATCAACAGCAGATTGTTTTGCCATTCTAGCAATCCAATACTTATCTTCTTCTTTTTTATTGCCACTTAATGATTTTAAAATCTCTTCCTGATTATCACCACATTCTTCTTTGATATAACTCAAGAAATAACCTTGCTCTTGATAACCTTGAAGAAGTTTTTTCTCCCATACTTTATTATCAATCCATTCTAAATCAATTTCACATTGTATTAATTCTTTCCTTAACTCATCAGGTTCTGCTTCTTTATCTTTTGTTAAAAGTTTTATCCTAATATCACTCTTTCTTTTAGCAATTACTATTTTCTTTATTCCTTGTTCTCTAGTACTTATTTCTAAACAAGCTTGTCTAATGGCAGAATATTTTGTTGGATGTGATTCCACGACAAAATTACGACATTGATATTCTGATTGTCCAAAAGGAGCATTGGAAGAGTGATCAATTATCCATTCATCAAGTGCAGATCTACTAGAGGAAAGACGGTTTGTTTCTCGTCGTAGTATATTTTCTGGTGTGTCCATCGCTTTCATACAAATTCAAATCAGTGGCATCTTTTCTTGGAAGTCCTGCTCCAAGAAAGTTTTCATATATTATATTTATTTGTGTTATAGTAGCACTATTTTCAATGTCCGTCAATAATTCTGAGTTATACGGATCACTATCACCACTATCAATTGCCAGTTGAACTAGCATTTTAGCATGTTGTTTCATTACTGTGAGAGTTTTTGCTCTCATATCATCAGTAATTTCTATTTTAATTTTTCCAGGAGTTCCATCTGAATATCTATCAACATCACTATCTCCTTGATACACACTTCTTTTTTCCCTAACGTCACCCCAACAACGACTTGCTATACGGGCAGTATCTTCATCTACTATATCTGTAATGGGTTTAGAAGCTTTAAGTGGTTCAATAACAGCATCATAATCTGATTCTTCACAACCACATATAGCAAACCACACTTTAGAATTATGCATGGTCAATGGTGTAGTACTACCATTACGCCATGATTCTGGTAAGTCATCTAAGTGTATGTTAAAATATTTTATAGCCATCTTTAAAATCTTTTGTATCTTTAGTAAGAAGGTGGAGTAACACCATAGGTTGTATTTACGAAATTACATGCATGTCCCATACCAGCAGAAGACATTCCAGCATGTCCAACAGGTTCCAAAGAACTCATCATTTGAAAGGTGTCAGAGGTGTAACTCATTTTATATGATTCATTATTCTGAGAACCATCATAATGTCCTAAACAATAACCTTTATATGTTCCTTGTTGATAATTTTCTTCACCAGAGTAATCTACATTATATGTGGTAATCTGAGCACCTGTAGTATCATTATGTTTACAAATAGATTCTCCACAGTTTCCTTGGTTTTTCATATAAAAATTACCCAAATAACCTGAGTTTGCTTTACCCCATCCATTAGTTCCTGGTACTGTACCAGTCCAAGAATTCCAAGTGTTAGTAGCAAAAGTATAATACTCTTTAGCACTATCAATACTTGTCCATCCTCTATATTGACCTTGGCAAGAAGCGGTATAATGCCCACCATTAGCAGAACTAGAAGCAGCACTACGAGCATGATTGTTCATGGCAAACTTATCAACAGTATTATTACTACCACCGTTAGTGTAAAGGTTTCCTCCTGCATGGTGATAATCTATGAATACTCCTAAGTCTTCTTTATCACTTCCCATAGTATCATCCATGCTAGTACCTGACTCAGTACTCATCTGCATTCTCCAGACATCATTGTTAGTTCCAGAGAAACTATTATCCATACCAAAAACATAAAAATGAGTATCACTAGAACCACCATCACCATATGCCATATTTTTACTCATGATATCACCTAAATCAGATGATGAATCATTATTATGTTGTGTTCTATTTACATTTTTCCAAGGACTAGAATCTTTATAACCACCACCTGTGTACCCATGAGTAATGATTCTAGATCTTGACCACAGACCACACCTATTTTTTCCAGAAGCATTTGAACCTCTGGAGTTAGGCATGGCGTGACCCATGATTGCTTGACCAGCTCTATGTTGTGCCATATTCTACTCCTTATGTTGTGTAGTAGTTGTAAGAAACATAAACATTCCAGTTACCTGGATCATCTTTAATCAATGTAAATGTATATACATCGTATGCATTTGTAGTTCCAGTAGGAGCTCCAAAACCACCTAAGTATCTTTCACTCACGTTACTACCATCAATAGTAACATCAGTTAACTTCCTAGCAGTACCACCATTTTTTGTGATAAGAGTTGCGGTTACAGATTCACCAGAAAGAACATTTGATGTTAACGCATTACTAGCATCAAATCTGAAGTTAACAACGAAGTCAGAAGAAGCATCTCCACGGAAATGATACACTTGATATGTACCAAGATTAAAGTCAAAGTTACCACTTATACCACTACCAGAATCTGCAACTCTTTCTTTTAGTTGTGCTCTAACAAATCCTCCATTAACTGTTATTCCAGCAGCAGTAAGAGATCCAGGAATTGTAAGATTTCCAGATGTATCATATGTTGCTGTATTACCACCACCTGTTTTTAATGTGATGTCAGAGTTGTTTGCAATTGAAACTTCTGAGTTACCATGAACAATCTTGGTAGGATCTATAGAAACCGTTGCCCATTGAACTCCACTAGCAGTGCTTTGTAAATACTGACCATTAGTACCAGTACCACCACCAGCACTTAATGTTCCAGTTAATACTGCACCAGAAAGAGTTTTATTAGACAGAGACTGTGCAGAATCAAGATCAACAATATCACCAGCTGCTGTTCCACCAATTGTCTTACCAAGCACTGTAGTAGCAGTTAGAACACTAGTATTATTAATATGGTATCCCTTACCAGAAGCAATATCCATATTCTCAGATAAGATCCAACAATCAGAAGTATCTGACCAATTGAATGTCTTGTCGGTTGTACCCTTCAAGGTGATACCACCTCCATTGGCGGTAACATCTGTAGCACCACCAGCACCGAATGTAGCACCAGTAGCAGATCCAGATCCACCGAATGATGAATCAAGTGTTACAGTATTTCCACTTAAAGTAGAAACTTTAACAGTGCCAGTAAGTGTTACGTTACCACCACCACTTGTTAGTGTAACAACAACGCCTGGTGCAAGGTTACTTGTATCACTTACATTGGTAATCTGATTAGAACCTTGTGTAATATCACCAGTGAAAGATCCAGAATTAACTGAACCAAGTTCAATGTTACGATCCTTTGCTATAACAGCAACTGAATCCACTGTTGTTGTAGATCCTTGGACTGTTAAGTCACCACCAATAGTAAGGTTACCAGAAACAGAACTTAGGTTATCAACATATGTCTTAACCGCTTTTTGTGTAGGACATTTGACATCACTATTTTGTGAAAGAGTTCCGTCTGTTGAGAATTCATTAATAGAAGCACCTAACTGAGCACCAATAGAACCCAATCTTAATGATGATAGACCAGTTAAGTCAAACGCAGAAGCGTCTAGAGTTGCCTTACCAGTTGCCTGTTCAACCTTGAAGAACTTACCAACTGCAAAGTTACCATCTTGGTCAGTAGAGACGTAGTAAACACGACCTGGACGATCTTCGTCAATTTCTTGTGAAGGAACATTAACCTGATTAGGTAAGAACGGCCAGTTTGTTTGTGCTCTATTTCCTGTACCAACGTCTAGGAAGTCATGTGCAGTTAGACGTACCTGTGAATACTTGTAACGAGTCTTGAATGATTGACCATTACCAGCACCAATTGTTTTCTCATCAGCAAATTGAAGGATTGTAATACCTGTTGCATCCGCAGAAGCAGAAGTAACCTTCATAAACTCATTATCAATCTTAACGTAGTCAGTAGCAGCAAAACCAATACCTGCTGCCTTAACACGAATAGTTGTTACAGAGTTATCAAAGTCTGCTATAACCTCATCCTGAGAAGCAACCTTCTGTTGTAGGATTGTAATTGTAGCACCAGAGTTATGTGCAGCTGCACTTGTACCTTCCTGAGCACGATTCAATCTAACAGATGACGCTGTTGGGAATGATACAACCTCAAACATCTCATTACCAATAATGACATTAGCACCAATAACCATTCCTGACACAGTATCAACTGTGACATCATGTGGAGATGAAGCACCTTGTGTAATGTTTGCTTGAATTGTTGCAGTTGTTCCTACATTATCCCACCAAGCAATTGTTGAAGTACCATCATGTGCAGCAGCACTACTTCCTAATTGTCCTCTAGTTACTACTAAATTACCACGTCCATCTGGAGCAGAGTAACTAGAACTAGAGATAACATATGATCCTGCATCATTGTTAGATCCATTATCAACATACTCAACAGAACCACCTTGGTCTGGAGCGTATGATAAACCTTCAGTAACAACAAGGAATCCTAATTGACCTCTAACAGCATCTGTGTTATTAACAAGAGTTGCTGTAGCACTTGATGTAGCACCAGTAATTAGTTCACCCTGTGAGAATGTTCCTTTAATTGGAATATAATAAATTCTTTGTGATGTAACTGATTGATCACTTCTTAGTTCACCAATAGCACCTGATGTACCACCACTGATTCTTTCATTTACTTGGAATGAACCACTAGAAGAACCTTGTGGATCTGTAGTTAGCATTAAACCACCAACTGTACCATCAACTGTTGTCTCACCAGCATCAAATCCTCTTGATAAGCAACCATACTTACCATAAGAAGAGTTACCAGATACAGCACGTATTCTAGCACCTCCAGTAGAGATGTAAGAGATGTGTGCATAATATGTGAAGGAGGACACAACCTCAGCAGCTGCTGTACCCTTACACCAGAACCCTACACCGCCTTCTAACACCTGTGTATAGGCATCAAAACACATTGACTTAAATGAAGGGGTTGGAGACCCGTCAAAGTGTGCATGAGCATCTCCATCAATCAACGCACCAACAGCAGCACCACCAATTGCAGAACAGTTTTGAATGTAAGGTGATCTAGTAATTGGTGAAGCGGGATCAAGTCTTATGTAAACACCCTTTGTAGTAGAACCTACAATGTCTTTATCATTAGAACCGCTAGGAACGAATCCTGTCATTCCTTCCATAACTAAGTCTTTAACAATGTTATGTGTTGCAACATAAATCATTGTTGATTCGCTGTTTATCTGATTAGTAACAGCTGAGATTGCTTTGTAACCATTTGTACTGGTTGCATGATTCATGTTGCCATTGGTAATGGCAGTAGTGATGATTGTAGCAAATGTATTAAGAGCAGCTGTCTGTGTAGCACACTTAGGACTGCTAGGATCATTTGTTCCCCCAAACATTGTTTGGTTCTTTGTGTTACCAGCAGATTTAGTTACAGTATCACTTTGAATTACTTCTGCACCAACAGTATCAAGATATCCAACAAGTATACTATCTTGTCCAGCATTTCCTGTGATAGCAGAACCACCAACATATGCAGTACCATAATCAAATACTTTATTGTTACCACCTGACTTCATGTTGTAAGCAAAATCAGCAACAAGTGCTTGTAGGCGAGATTTAACAGTTGCTTCTGTACCACTGACAGCACCATTGTTTGCTACATGACGATGATATGCTTCATGAGCAAGGAATTCTGCGTTGCTTGTAAGTAAATCTGAAGCATCTCCATGTTTATTAGATAAAACATCAACATACTTGTCGCTAGTTGTCCATAGTCCACCTGATACCATCAGACCGATTACTTCGGTTTTAGCAGCATTGACATCTAAAACTTTGAGTTGCTTAGTTCCAGTATCATTCTCTACAGTATCACCTCTTCTAAATGAAGTTAATGCATCAACTGTTATTGTTATCTGATCTGAATTACCTGCAATTGGTTTAATAATTGTGTTTCTAATATTATCACCAATAAGAGAAACGAATGCAGGAATATGAATTGGAAGACTTTCTTCGTAAAGACCAGCTTTAACATATACACTAATTGGATTTGTAGCACTTGGTTTTAAATTTCCCGTTAATGCAGTGATATAATCCATTGCATAACGAACAGTTCTGAATGCTCTAGAAATTTGAAGACCATTATTAGTATCGTCTCCAGTTTCAGCAACATAATAAACACTAGGTGTTGTGTTGTTATTTTCCCATCTTGGAAGTAAGGGAGAACCACCAACTGTCAGAACTTTTCCACTTGCAGCTGCTTGTTCAGCAGCAGTACCAGTTGATCCAGATGGAAGTGCAATTCTGTTAATACCACCAGCAGCCTGATAAAGTAAGTCACCAGTTTCTTGAAGAACCTGTGCAGCAGCACCACCTTGTGCAATATAATTCCAGTAGTTACCGTTCGTATCTAATTCAGGAGCTTGTGCAGCACCAGTAGTTCCAGAAGTTATACAGATATATGTGTTTGAGTTTCTGTTAACAATGTCACCTTTTTGATACACTGTTGAAGCAGACCAAGCACCAGTCCACTTAAATCCTTCAACTAAAAGTTTCCAATATGCTGTTGCTGTTGGAGGATTACCTGTTGTAGATACTGTACAAACGTATGAATAACCACCATATCTAACAACATCACCTGGAGCATATGCTGTTGAAGTTGAATAATCTCCTTGAGCAGAGAAACCAGTTGTAACAACAACCCAGTTAGTAGTATCTAAGTTTGGTGTTGCTGTTTGACCAGTATGATTTGTTTTTGAAGAATAAGTATATCCTCTGAAAGTTACAATATCACCAATTTGATATGTTGTTGAAGCGACCCAACTATCTTCAAATTTTAGACCCTCTAAGTAAGTAGCGAAATTAGTATCGGAAAAAGTAGCACCTGATGTATGTCCAGTAGTAACACGATATTGTGAATTACCATACTTAACAACATCATTTACTTTATACCAAGTAGTTGCAACCCAATCTCCTTTACTAACAACCCCTTCTGTGTGAAGCGACCAGTTGCTAAGATCAGATGAATAAAATAAATTCTCATTTGATGCTGATGTATGGTTCGTTGTACATACATATGCATTTGCACCGTACTTGACGATATCGTCAATGACGAAAGCAGTGGAAGTAGTCCAATTACCCTTCCAATTAAACTTAAGTCTGCCGAGTCTAAAATCTGCCATTTGTAAAAATCCTACTTAGGTCCGTTAGTTGTGTGATCATATGCTTTATTTAGTCTTGCGACTAAGTAACCCTCATCGTCAATGAAATAGGTTATTCTTCTAAAGTCAAACCTAAATTGTTGGTACTTATCATCTGGGTCATTAAATAATGCTTTTGGTCCTGCATTAGCAGTGACATACTCAGTACCTTGAAGAAAATCTGTGTATTCTTCACCGTCTAATCTATGAAAATCAAAAACTGCATCTTCAGTAGACCTTGCTACTGTATAGTACAGCATACCTTCCGAATCTCTTCGTAAAGCATGAACTGTAAAATCATTGGAGTTAGCAACAGTTTGTTGTGTTTCTCCTGTACTTGCACTAAGATATAAAGACATTACGCTAAGATCCTCCAGTAAGTTCCGTCCCAAATAAATTGAACATAAAGTCCAGTTACATCAAGAGTAAAGCAGTTATCTATATTTCCAAATTTATTTAAAAACATTTGGTTACTTCCAGTAGCTACTTCCAAGCTAGCATTATTTATTCCCCAAGTTGCTTTGAAGTCAACAAGTTCCAACATATCACCAACATGAGGAACTATTCCGTTAGACTCATAAGGCATTGTAAGAGTTAATGCTGAACTTGATGTATCAATTAGATAACGTAATCCGCAAACTAAACTACCATTGGTATTTTTAATTTCCCACCTCGCTCGTTGGAGTTCAAAACCACCAACATCACTGCCATCATGTACAACAGCAGTCTTTTTTTGAGTATCTACAGTTACCTCAGCATTTGCACCAGTAAACTGTGCGTGTTCTGATGTATTGCCTTTTCTAAACTGTACCTGCGTGGTCATTTCGTCTACGCACTATCTTTCAAAGTATATTTATGTCTTAGATAATCCAGACCTGAGTAAACGGTGGTTGGAAGAGTTGTACTTGTATGAGTGCGATACCAGAAATTGTGAGGTTACCACTTCCAATGTAAGGAGCACGTATAAACGAATCATCTGCGTTATTAACATTTGATATTCTTCCAGAACCTTGATATGCGTGAACACGGAGATCAATACTATCTCCTGTAATATCAATTTCAACTCTTGGTTGTTCTGCAAAGGTGAGTAATGGATCTCCTGATGTTCCTCTGATTGCAAGAGTTCCACCTTGACTGATAAGTCTTGCAGTTCTTGCTTGAACACCTTCTCCAGTAAAGGAGAATAGCATTTGTTTTTCAAGAGGATTGAAAGTGAGAGACTCAGCAGCACCACTAAGTTTTCTAAGAGAACCAAATCCAACAAAGTCTCTTGTTCTAACAACAGTTGCATCTCCAAGAATCCTTGTTGTACCAGAACCAATATAAATTGGAGAGAATTTATCAATGACATCTCCAAGTGTCCTAACTGTTCCTTGACCAACTTTATCTCTTGCTCTCGTGGTTGTAGCTTGACCCAATAATGAGAAGAGCATTTGCTTCTCATCTGGATTAAAGGTAAGAGATTCAGCAGCACCACTAAGTTTTCTAAGAGATCCAGATCCAATGTAAGGTCTGCTACGAGCAATGTCACCATCTCCATTAATCCTAAGTAAGGATGGAAGTGTAGTGATATCAATTGCTCTAGACTCTGCTGCACCAGATAATTTTCTAAGTGAACCAGATCCTGCAAAATCTCTTGCTCTAACTGTGGTAGCATCACCAGTGATAAAGATATTACCAGAACCAATATTATTTGGAACCAATATATCTCTGGCAACTCCCCTAAGTCTAAGAGTTCCACCTTTACTAATTTCTCTAGCAAGTCTACTTTCAGAAGATTGACCTGTAAAGGAGAAGAGTAATTGTTTTTCAGTAGGATTGAATGTAAGAGATTCAGCAGCACCACCAAGTTTTTTGAAGCTACCAGAACCGATGTAATCAGCAGCAATTCTATGAGATGAATCAATATAAAGTTTGAGTCCACCAATAGAATTCCAATTAGGAATAAATCTAATATCTAATGCTTCTGGATATAATCTAATATTTCCAGATGCTGTTTCTGTGGTAGATTTGTTCTCTTCACCCTTACCTGTAAAGGAGAATAATAATTGTCTTTCTTGTGGATTGACTGTAGATGATTCAGCAGCACCGCCAAATTTTCTAAACGAACCACTACCTTTGTATCTTGGAACTTGAACAGCTCTAGCATCACCACTAAATCTGAAGAGACCAGTAGTTTCGTATGCAATCGCTGATACAACAGTTGCACTATCAAAGGTAAATAATATACCAGTTGCAATCTCAGATGAAGATCTTCTTTCCTCTCCTCTACCTGCAAATGAGAATAGAATTTGTTCTTCGTCTGGATTGAGCGTAATACTTTCGGCAGCACCAGATAATTTCCTGAGTGAACCAAAGCCAATAAATGGTTTGGTTTGCTTGACAATTCCCTCGCCAGATATAGGAATTCTTCCAAAAACATCTTCTTGGAATCTGACCTTTGGAATCGCATCTCCAAATATCCGTATTTCTGTTCCTTCTTCTGGAGGATTGGCAGTAACTTTTTCTGTAACAGATCCTGTAAAAGAGAACAGTAATTGTTTTTCTTCTGGATTGAATGTAATAGATTCTGCTGCACCACTTAGTTTTCTTAGAGAACCAGATCCAACAAACGCTCTTGTTCTGTCCGTTCCACCAATACCAGATATGAAAATTGTTCCAGATGATTCTTCTGCATATGCAAGTAAAGGATCTTCTGATGTTCCACGTAAACGAACTTCTGCTCCTTCTTCTGGAGGATTTGCAACAAAACTTTCCTTTCCTTCTCCAAGGAAGGAGAAGAGCATTTGTTTTTCTAGTGGATTGAATGTTACAGATTCTGCTAAACCACTTAGTTTTCTTAATGAACCAGATCCAACATAAGTTCTTGTTCTTGGAGTAGAAGCATCTCCAATAAATCTGAATCCACCAGATCCAAAATGCTGTAAACTGAATAGTGCAAATACATCTCCACTGAATCTAAACAATCCACCAGAAACAGCACCAATAGATGTGGATTCTGATAATCCACCAAAGGCAAATAAGTTACCAGATCCAATTTCAGTTGCAGGTGTAAAGGATTCATCAAGAGTTCCAGTAATTCTTGCAAATCCAGATCCAAAGTAAGGAGGTGTCCAGAATGTATCACCTTTACCAAATATGTTAATAGTAGCTCTACCACTAACACTAATACCAGTAGAAACAATATTTTCAACAAAGAATGTTGTTGCTGTACCAGTAATGTCAAATGCACCGTATGGACATACTTTAGAAAGACTATCAAGTATGTGTCCGTAATCTTCTCTTTCGTTAAAGTTAGGTTCAGATACGAGACCATAATCTTCAATATTATTTGGCGTTGTTATTGAAGGAGGAATTGCATATGCGTTTGGAGGAGCAATTGCAAGTATGGTTCCTGGTGCAACTTTAGTACATCCAGTTGATGCAGTAGTATTAGTGGTAATAGTACCACTAACTGTTATACAAGTAGCTGGAGCGTTAGGATCAATAATAAATCCGTAATCAAGTTCTATACCTTCTACACATGCAGAGTTATTATACGCTTCAGTATGTTTTTCGTGACCTTCTTCTAGATTTAACCATTGAAGTTGTGTATAACCAATTTGGGTATTTGCTTGATCATAGAATTCAAGATAACCAAGATTAATATATCCGTTGTAAAGATCATAGTAATCAAGAGTAAATTCTCCAAGTTGTGATAGTTGATATATTTCTGGTTTTCTTGGATGTAATTTAAATGAACCAGATCCAACATAATCAAATACTGTTTTCTCTGCCTCAAGTGTAGCAAGATTTCTAATTCTTCCTGATCCAACATAAGATTCAGTATGTTTCTCACTAAGTCTTTGTCCAACAAATGAGAAGAGCATTTGTTCTTCTGTTGGATTAAATGTGAGAGATTCAGAAGATCCACTGAGTTTTCTAAGTGAACCAAATCCAAGGTAACTATCAGATTTTCTAGTAACAGAATCTCCAGTAATCTTGTAAAGACCTGTAGTATGTTGAGCAGACCAAAGAATTGATTCAGCAGAACCAGATAATTTTCTGATTTCACCAGAACCAATATATTTTTCTGTGTGTTTTTCTGTAACAAGTCCATGAACAGAGAACAATATTTGTTCTTCTGTGGGATTGAAGGTAAGAGATTCAGCAGCACCTTCAAGTATTGGAATTGTTCCAGTTCCCTCAATATGAGGAGTGTAATATGTTTTACTTGTTCCAGTAAGTGTAAATAATCCTCTCGCAAGTTCTGAAACAAGAGTAGATTCTGATAATCCACCAAAGGCAAATAAGTTACCAGATCCTGAAGCGATGTCTGTATTACTATGATGTCCTTCACCTGTAAAGGAGAAGAGCATTTGTCTTTCTTGTGGATTGAAGGTAGCACATTCTGCTGCACCAGAAAATGTAAATAATGATCCTTCAAGTAATTCGCCAGCTGGTTCGTAAACTTCTGCAACTACTCCAGACAGCAGAATTTCTCCCCCTCCTTTTGGAGATGGGGAGAAGTTCTGATCTGCAATACCAGCGAATTGGAATGGCGGGACTGATCCATCAACAATGTAACCATATACATTAAGACCTTCTTGTTTACTGAAGATCGTGATTTTTCCTTCACCTACCCATGCATTAGTTGCTTTTGCCTCAGCCTCACCAATTGTCTTAACGAATCCAAATGCTCTTTCTGATCTTGTACGCCAAATAAATCCGTGATCAATTCTAGTAACCTGATCAAGACCAGTTATTAATCCATTATCCTCTGCAAAATTATGCGTATTTGTAATTAAACCATAATCTAGTTCAGTAAATTCATCAAATACATTTGCATCATAAACATAAGTTCTTCTTTCATCAGCATTATTAAATCTGAATAATGATTGATGATCTCTGACACTAGTAAAGGATCCAATAGTTCTATTTCCAAGATCATCAACTGTGCTAGGACCATGCAATCCTACTGTATCAGAAACAACTCCAGATTCATATGAAAATATACAAATTCCACCAGAACAATTAATATTTGTGTAAGGAACAACATTTGGAAATGTTACTGCTGAACCAGAAATAAAACTTCTTCCTCTCTCACCAACTATTAATATTCCACCCTTTCCATCTGTGGTATTAGATCCTATTCCCTCTGATCCATAATTTCCAACGGTTCCATAATTAACTTCTTCAATTCTTTGTGTTAATGCTTGTTTGTAGTTATATTCGGTAACTACTGTATTACTTTGGCTAGAGATTGTTTCATCTTTGTGCTCAAAGATGATTTTAGATAATATTCCCGATGACTTATAATTGTAACGCATCGCAACCTAATAATCCAATAAAAAAGGGGTCGCAAATCGCAACCCCCACAAACTAAAAATATAAATTGGGTACACCCTATGTATAATTAGTCTAGGCTGACATTTAGAGTAACCTTAATTTGGTCACCGTTGTTTTGAATACTGTAAGGACCATTTGTAAATTGTTCTGCAAAGAATATACTTGAGTACAATGTAGCATCTCCAGTTCCTGAAAGAGCAGGTGTAGTAGTAAATGTACTGTTAGTAGGAACAGTATGAATTGTGTAATGTTGTGCAGTAATTGTACTTGTAGTTCCTTGTCCAATGTAAATAACATCGCCAGGATTTAGATTATGATCAACAGCACTACCACTAGGATCTGTTGTCATAACTGAATAATCAAAATCTACTTTGTCATTACTACTTGCTGTACCAATGTTATCTGTAAGTTGATTGTTTAGATAAACACGTGGTCCTTGCTCACCAGCTTTAGTTGCAAAATCAATACCTGTAATAACTGTGCTTGCAGGAAATGCATCAGGACCTCCTTGTCCACCACCACCTGTCTTAGAAACTGCTTGTCCAACAGTCAATTCTTCAGCAACATTTACTTTAAAAGTAGCGTTACCAGAAGCATTACCACCTGTGATAGGTTTATCTAGATAAATGTCATTAGTATCAACACCAACAACACGTGTTTCTGATGGAATATTTGTACCAGTAACTACCTGACCTGTTTTAACACCAGATCCAGAAGCAACTGTAATAGTAAATCCATTTTGAGCACCAGAACTAATAGCACTAACAACAGTAGTATCTTTTAACTCAACATAGTTATTACCAATAACTCCTTTACACTCTGCTTTTTCAACAGAAGTTCCAACAGCAGCAACAGATCCACCATCAACAACACCACTCAATGTAACAGGCATGTTATTAGCACGTGCTAGATAGTAACCATAAACATCACCAGCAGCACCAGAGAATGTAAAAATTTCTTCAGGATATGTTGCAGTTGTTCTTCCTCTACCAAAAGAAGCTGCTGTACCACTAGCAATAGTAGCAGTTAATTTTTGACTTATTTCAATATTGTTACCGTCAATATCAACAACAAAAGTGTTTAAAGGAATGCCAGCAGCAGTGGTTACATAGTCACCTTTTTTAATATCTGCGTTAGTAGAAACAACAATTTGATATGTACCAACTGTACCTGAGATTGTAGGAGTAGCAACAGGTGATGATGTAGTAGCAACTGTCCAACGGTTACCATTTAGGAGTATACCATAGTTTTGAGTAAAATCTTGGTTTTCTTCAGTTCTGTTATTAACAACTGAAGGATATCCTGTAGTAGGTGCAGATCCATATCCGCTATTATTACTAGCATTATATGGTTCAAAGTACTTCGTTGCAGAAGGTACATCCTGTTCCGTAGGTGCTGTGGTAGGTCCTGTATACAGTTTCAATACCAAGTTCCTTGGAATTTCGTGTGTCGCATTTAATAAGGTGCGGAGTGAATCAATCTCACCCTGATCGGTAACTAGCAGTGCCATTTAAGTTTACTCCTCGTGATCTTTTCCTATGTTACTGTTATTTATTAAAGTGCTAGCTTCATTGAAACTACGCACCTCTGTATATTTATAGCATATACAATTTTAAATTGTAAAATGTCTCCAGCATTCAGTGCAGTATTCCATGTGGAGAGTGACGTATCTTGATTTATACGTTGTGTTGTTCCTTGTCCAATATCACCTAAAGTTGGTCTTTCTGAACCACATATAGATGAAAAATTTGGAAAATTAGCAAAATCAACTTTACTAATATCAAACTGAACTTGACCCTCTTGATCAGCAATAATTGTCCATGATTCAATTTTGCCAGTTACATCAAGAGTCATATCTCCTTTGATACCAGAAGACATTGGTGCAGATCCAGCATCAACAACAAAATTAATTGTTCTCGTTAAATCTGCTGTTGTAGATAATCCTACAACATAAACTTTTTGTCCTGAAGTTGGAGGTGTTGTAAAAATTAAATTGGTGCCACTTGTACTGTAATCAATACCAGGAACTTGCACTAAACCATCAATAGCAACAATCAATTGTTGATCATTTGCTGGTGTATATGGATCTCCAACAGGATCAATTAGAGGAAATCCAGTATTGGTTCCATTAAATACCCAACTAGATGTATCAAGTATTTCGTTACCATACTGAAGATACTTACTAGGAATCTCATAGTTGACACCAACATTAAATTTCTTCTGAGGTTCAGAAAGAACCTGATAGTTAGAAGATTTTACTGATACGTTATAATTAGGCATTAGGTAACTCCTGGTGTTACTTCTACAATTCCCTCTATAACTCTTGTCTTAATACTTTGTGGTGATGTTAAAACTATATCATAAACATAACGTCTTGGATCTAATGCAGAAGTAGCAGTATTGTTTAATCCAATTTTTAAAATACCATTATAACGATCCACAAATGTAACAACAAAACTTGTTGCGGTAGTAGAAAAATAACTTCTCCGCATTTTAGCTTCTGCTGTATATCCTGTTAAATTAAGTGGAGTTGTATTATCCTCATTTTGGATATTGAAAGTAGCATCAAAATCTGTGCCCTTTTCTAACAGTAGATTTAAAGGAATTGCTGCCATAATTTTTAATTAGTATCTCTAATCCACATGGTGTAAGAGTATTGAACATTGCTGTTTAAATCTCCTGGTTCATCTCTAAATTGATTATCAATATTACGACATCTCTGATAACTAGAAGTATCTGCACGGGAAACACCAATCCCTTGCGTAGCAGAAACAGACTCACTATTTAAACCTTGTGGTGTAATCATAGAACGGTCTTGGTTACTTTCTTCAGTACCACTTGGTTCACCAAATCCAAAATATATTGTTGTTGCATTTGCAAAAACATCATCGTTTTGACTGTATGATGTTACACTTAAACGTCTGAAACCACCGCCACCACTATTTCTTTGAGTACCTGCATCAACCCACATATTGTTTCCTCTTCCAAAGAAAACACGAGTATCAGCAACAGATGTAAATGTTTCAGTGTACCAAAGTTTTCTCAACCTCAAACCTTGGTCTTTCATCATAACTTGGTTTAAAGAAGCATTTGCATATAATTGTGGATGTTTAAAGTTCTTACCAAAATTACCTGGCCAACCTATAGATCCCAACATGTTATATTCATCATCTGTAAATCTTCCACCATGAGAACTTGCTGATGTATAGTTTCCAGAATCCGTTCTGTGTAAGAAATAACCCCACATCCATTTGTATTGAGCAAATGAATTCTTCCATGTTGCTCCATCTTCACCCATAACTCTAGTTCTATGGTCATCCCAGAAAGTTGCAACATGCATCCAACCACCACCATCAGTATCCATATCACAGAATACCTCAAATGCACTACCACCATATCCTGATGGTTTTATCCAATATATCCCTGTCTCAGCAGTAGAATTAGATGCTTTAATTGCTCTAGCACTTGTTGCGGGATTTGATTGTGAATTTCCTAACGTCTCAGATTCACTAATTTTATATGAGACACCTACTAGTCCTTGTCCACCATCACCACCACGTCCAGTGTTGTCTTCGGCATTTGGAGAACCACCTTGATATCCTCCGCAACCACCACCACCACCGCCACCTAGTCCATCAGTACCACTTGATCCTTCTCTCATACCCCATCCAGTATCTCCTCCTCTACCAGTACCACCAATTTCGCCACCAGCAATAGCAGTATCATAGGTATCATTTGCATATCCAGAATCACCACCTTGTCCACCATAACTTCCACCAGAATCGGGAGTAGAACCAGCACCACCGCCACCTCCACCAGCAGCAAATTGGGATGTAGCACCACCAAAAACAAATTTAAGATCTATTGCACCACCACCAGATCCACCACCTTGTGCCTTGTTCCCATTGTTTTGTTGAACATCTCCACCACGACTACCAGCACCACCGCCACCTGCTCCATATGGATACGAACCATCGGAATAACCTGTACCACCACGATTTCCAACACCAACTACATTATTTGATCCATATGTATTTTGGTTTGTGACACCGTACTCATTATGTCCTCCAGAAGAACCTGGACCACCACCAGATCCACCATCTTTAGCGTCGTTACCTGTTCCTGATCTACCACCTCCACCACCACCATTGGCTTGGAATCCAAAGAAGTTAGTATTTCCACCAGTATTACCAGGATTTGCACTACCAGGTCCCGCACCTTGAGGAGCACCAACACCACCGTCTCCTCCACCACCTAAAGAAGCACCATGACCAGTAGCACTGTAATTTGTGTATGCAGTAGAGTAAACAACTCCACCAGCTCCACCACCACCGCCACCAAACCAGTCAGCGTCATGACCACCAGCACCACCACCGCCACCTGCAACAGCTGCAAAAGCAATAGGTCCATCAGCTTTAGTACATGTCCATGTACCATTGTCCAAAAACATATGTGTTTTATGTTTATATCCATCACTGTCAAACCAGACGTATTCAATTCCTCCAGAAGCTGCTACATCTGGTTCATATTGACTATCCAATGTTCTAAAACCCGAAACGGATCCTCCACCAAGTGTTTGTAAAAAAGGCATTTATCTTAACTCCGTTTGTTTAACCATAAGTGGACATACTACCAAGAACTGTCCAAGCAGCATTTCCTGTCTTAACAACTGAGAAAGTATATACATCAATTGCATTAGCAGTACCAGCCGATATAGCAGTATCATTTGCCCATTTAACTGTAACTGAAGTACTATCAATTTTAAAACTGTTCATATAATATGCTGTTCCACCTTGTGTAGTCAACATAGAAACAGTCATAACCTCACCAGTATTCATCATTGCATTTAATTGAGTAGATGGGCCTCCACGTAAATTAAATCCCCAGTTAGCACCTGCATTATTAGTGTAATAATGGAGTGCATTATCTTCTAAGTTAATATTAACATTAGCTCCAGTTAATGTGTCAGTCTTAATATCTGCGTTTTCAAGAATTTCATTAACAACAAGTCTATTGACTTCTAAACGACCTACTTTTACATCTGCATCACTATATGTTAAATCATTTCCAGCAGTTGATCCATCAAACGTACCAGTACCAAATACAATTTTATTCTGACTCTCATCCCATCCCATGAAGACGTTAGAATCAGAACCACGTTCAATAATAATACCAGCATCCTTAGTAGCACTACCAGTAGTACCAGTTCCTAATTCTATTCTTACATCAGAAATTGTTGTATTGCTAGAGTTAACTGTACTTGTAGTACCATTAACAGTCATGTTTCCAGTAACTGTTAAGTCATTTCCAACAGTAAAATCGCCACTACTGGAACTAATAGCATCAACATATGTTTTTACAGCACGTTGAGTTGGAACTTTAACATCACTGTTTTGAGATAAAGTGCCATCTGTTGAGAATTCATTGATAGAAGCACCAATAAGTCCACCAATAGCACCAAGTTGTAATGACTGAAGACCCTTCAAATCAAAAGCAGAAGAGTTAAGAGTTGCTGTACCTGTTGCTTGGTCTACCTTAAAGAATTCTCCAACATAGAAATTACCTAAGTCATCAGTTGCAACATAGTAAACTCGTCCTGGATCAGTTGCGTTAGTGATAATCTGATCTGCCTGAGATGGAGATTGTGTTGGTTCACCTGGCCAGTTAGTTGTTGTTTTATCACCAGTACCAACTTGTAAGAAGTCGTGACCAGTGAGTCTAATAATACTAAATCTCTTTCTACATTTAACGATTGTAGCATCAGCAACAGGTGTAGCTCTAGAGGTAGAAAATACAATTACATGATAAGCAACACTATTTGCTGTAACAGAACTTACTGACTGAATCTGATAAGCGTTACCATCTGTCTGAGCAAATTCTAATGAGTCACCTGCAACAGCTGAGTTACTAAATTGTGTTACCAGTATTCTACCAGACTGATTACTTTCAAATGAACCACCAGAATCTAGTGTTGCAGTAGCACCAGAAGCACCACCTGTTACAGTTTCACTTGCTTGGAATGTACCTGTCTTTCCTACAATATAAATTCTTTTTGGTTCTGACTGAACATTAGCAACGTAGGCAGTAGCACCTGATGTTCCACCAGTTATTTGCTCACCAAGAGTAAAGGCTGTTGTAATGACGTTAGTGTAGGTAAGCATTGTACCTTTAACAGTTCCGTCATTTGTTGTTTCTGTAGAATCTGAACCAGCAGAGTACACACCATACTCACCATAAGAGTTACTGGAGTTTAGAGATCTTATCTTAGCACCACCAGTAGCAGCATAACCTACTTGACAATAGTATGTAAAACCACTAATAATCTCAATAGCACCATTGTCTCTTGCATAAATTCCAAGACCATCACTATGAATAGCAGTATATGTATGGAATAACATACTCTTGTTACCAGAGTTATGTAAAGCACCATCAACTAATGCACCAGTAGCACCATCACCAAACGAAGTTACATTATAGATGTAAGGTGATTTAGTTGCAATTGGACTAGCAGCATTCAATGCAAAATAAGTACCACCAATTGTTGCATTTTCGGGTTTATATGCTGGACTTCCTGCTGTGTATCCACCCATACCATCAAGAATAATATCTTGAATAATAGTACCATCACTACAACGGAATAGTGTAGAACGAGTATTGAGAATAGAACCACCAGAATCTAGTCCTGAACCTGGTTTAATAATAGTTGATCTTAAACTGTCACCAGCAATTGTTGTATATGGAGGAATAACAATTGGAAGTTGAACTTCTTCGTATACACCTGCCTTTATGAAAATGATTGCGGGATTTAATGCATCAGGTGTTCCTATAGAACCAGAAGCATACTTAAGACTTCTAAACGCTGTATCAATAGAACCACCACGACCTTGTGCATCAACACCATTAGTAGAAACATAGTAAACTGTTGGAGCACCACCAATACCACCCCAAGATACATCAGTTCCGTCAGTTTTAAGAACAGATCCAGCAGCACCAATATTTAACTTGGCAATCTTACCGTTAGCATCATAGTAAAGAATGTCTCCTCGTGTACCCGTATTGATGTTCTCTCCTTGAAGACTTAATTGACCACTTGCGGTAAATGCTTGAGTACCAGTAACAGACATTGTACCCGTTACTGCAAGACTGTGAGAGTCTGGGATTGTGACAGTCGTACCAGTACGACCTTTAATATTATCTACTCTTAATGTTGACATGCTATGCTATTCCGTAATTTGGCGAGTACTATTCTGTGTTATTTATATAATCAATACTGCTCCGTCATCAACAGTCATAGTAAAAGTATCATCTATATCCACAGGTATATCTTCTTGGGCGTAACTTGGAACAATAATATATCCAACTTTCTTTTTACCAGTTAGAAACATGTCTTTGACAATGGATGTTCTGATATTATCTGCAAATCCAACCAATTTCTGTGAATTAGTTTGCTCAGTATTATTTGAGAAAAACTCATATGATGTAGTGTCTGAAATAATCAATGCACAATCATCATCTATAGTTACTGTAATTGTATCATCAATATCAACTGTTGCATCTTCGTGACTGTATATTTCTGCTAGTTTTGCAGGTGACCCTATAGTAGAATCTACATCAAACCCACCATAGTAAAAATATATTGTTTTATCATCTACATCAGATATTGTACCAATATCCGAACCAGCAACTTGAATACTAGCAGCGTTGATAGCAGCAGTGCCCGTAAAAACACTATGAATATCAGTTGCTATATCGTTAATAACCTGTCTTTGAAACTCAATCGTATTAGACGGTTGTACGGTCTTTTTTGTTGTTGCTGGCATTTAACTAAAATATACCCTAGGGTTATTTAGTCAGAAGAGACCGCTGTGGATTCTAAAGGGGTCTCCTGTATTTCTGGTTCTGTAAGAGGTGGCGATTGCTCTTGGACTCCATCCTGCGTTTTTGGGGAGAGTAACTCCAATGTTTCTAATCCACCTAACAATTTTGTTTTGTATTCGTTAAGTTGTTTTAAATTCTTTTCCGCTTCAGCAATTTTTGCTTCAGCATCTTTTAATTGTTTGTCAAATTCAATTTTTAAACTTGCAGGATCCATAATAATTAAATGGTAATATAGTAATATTTATATGAGTATTTTACGATGGTTTTGTTGGCCAAGTAATGTTTGATAAGTTGATATCAGAAGGAGTTTGATTTGCTGGAAGATCTCTTAATTCTTGTCTATAAGATTGCCACTTAGTTCTAGTTGCTTCGGGAATATCAATCTGTTGTGTCCAATCTGTAGATTCTAATAACCCATTTCTTTTTTTTCTTAACACTTTCATTGGTTCAGCATTATTCAGTTCTGTAATTTTATTATTAATTTCATCCTCTGTTGGTTTTGTTGTACCACTATCTAACCAAGTAAGACCAGAATATCCATCATCTTCATCAAACAACCATTCTGAATTAGGTCTTAGTGCTATTAATGCTGTAATTAAATCATGTTCCATATCATTAAATAAGTTCTTGTACTGTTAAAGATGTTCCCTTCATTATTTTAACAGGTCCATTATCATTAGTACCATATCGTCTAAATTTAAGATAATATGTTACGTTGTTTCCACCGTGATTATTAGTATCCTTAACAGTTAAATTAAAACCTGTATTAGTATAACCAGAGTCACCACTATGATCTGCTAAACTACTTACACAAGATGTTCCTATTATAGAACTATCTCTATATAATACTGCTTCACATCTGTTTTTTTCTGGGTCATCATAATCGTCTTGTCGCCATGATCCCATCATACCAGCAGCAACAATTAACAATGATGAACTAGATACGTTTGGATTAACAGTTAAAACATGTGCTGTTTGATAGGATTGGGAACTAGTTGATATATCACTAGTTCGTATTACCGATTCAACAACTGGTACAGTGCTACTAACAGATCCCCATATAGGTTGTGAACTAGAACCTTGACTAATTAATACTTCTCCTGATGATCCATAATCTTCTACATCAACCTGACCAACTCCAAAAGCACCAGATCTATTGATTGCAAATCTTTGAGTGTTTGTTACTTGATCAATAAACCTCAATCTAGAATTAGAGGTAGTAGTTCCATATACATCAATTGCAAATGATTGAACACCGTCAGAATCTTCAAATTGTAAATGACCACCTTCTACAGATGTATTAGTTCTTTTGAGAATTGTTTCACCATTATTTTGTACTCTAAACCTCTCAGTACCATCTATCACAACTTTAAAATATCCAGATCCACCATCAACTATTTCCGCACTTGTATTGCCTTCTATTATTTTATCAGCATCAGGTATGGTAGGTTTACCACTTAAAGATGACCAAGTACCATCAAACAAAGTAGGTTTATTGGATAGATCATTCCATGATCCAGAGAACAATGTAGGTTTATTGGATAGATCATTCCATGATCCAGAGAACAATGTAGGTTTGTTAGATAGATCATTATAGTTACCAGAAAATCCACCTGATTGAGTTCCTACCACCCATTGACCAGTTGAAGAACTCCATTTAAGAATGGAATCATTAGCAGGTGATCCAGAAAAATTAACATCACTTAACTGACTAAGTTGTGTAACTAATGTAGGTTTATCTGATAGATCATTCCATGATCCAGAAAATATTGTAGGTTTGTTAGATAGATCGTTATATGATCCAGAAAACAAAGTTGGTTTATTAGATAGATCGTTATATGATCCAGAAAACAAAGTTGGTTTATTTTTAATAAAATCTACTGAACCACTA